AAATCAGGCTAAAGTCAAAACTATCTATAGAACGGTGAACTTGACACCTCTACTGAAGGCATCGTTAAATCCATAGTTAAAGCACAAGCAATAGCCAAAGAGTCTGCGTAGTCATCGTGGGCGTGGGCTTCATCTGGAGCATGGGCTAAGAAGTTAGGTCCAGTAAACTTGGTCTCTAGGTCAGTCATCTGCTGGTAGAAGCGCTTCCAGGTACGTAAACGACGCGTCTTAGCGTGTGCAGGCCAACCAACCATACGACGGTCAATAAGAGCTTTAAGGTGCTTCCAACGCTTAGATTGCTCTGGCTGGCTACTGCCAATTGAGTGCACCTCAGAGTTAGGTAGCAATAGCTTTAGTCGTTGGGCTACTGCATCACCTACACCGTTTGCGTCAACTCCAACTGCTAATACATCGTAAGAGCTTAAAAAGTTAACAATTTGAAAGTACTGGTCTTCCCAGTCATCGCCTTGGATTTCCATCCAGTTTAAAACTCTATGGTCAAAGTAACCAAATTCATCTGGCCTATCCCAGTCCACCCATACTACGGTAACAACTGTGGAGTCCAGTTTACGTGCGGGGTCGATACCAACAACAACTGGGGTACGGTGCCAAGCCTTAACAACCTCTTGGGAAGTATCCCCAAGCTCATCCATAATTGTGGATGTAACAAACATTCCTCTTTCCAACAGCCACTTGCACGAGTATGACATCTGAAACTCGTCAGAGTCTTCTCCAACGCGTAGCATCTCCTTCTTAATGAACTTGCCGTAGTTAGCGTTGCATTTTGCTACATCGCGCCAGTCCCACTCAAAGTGGTTTTGTCTAGCCTTGGTGCCAGTGCCTCTTCGCTTGTTAAGCTGAATAGAGCGGTAAAAGTTGTTCTTGTGTGTAGTAGGCGTACCAGTCTTAACCATAGTTCCTGAGTAATACGCAAGCATAGGTGAGATTGATTTAGATACTACAAAGTCATCGGCTTCTTGACACTCATCAATAACAATCAAATGGAAAGACTTAGATTCAATCTTTGCGCGAGGGTTAGCGGTCATCATCATAAGGCTACTGCCTGAGTTCTTTAATTTGATTTGCCTTGTAACTCCAGGAACTTTGCCTAGGCTGTCATCAATCTCAGGGTCTCCCAAGATTTCTAGTGCGCGCTCAGAGGTAAGGCGGTTCACAGTTCTACCAAATAGAGTTTCTACCTGGCCCTCAACTGGGGCAAACATACCAATCCAGATACCGTCTTTAAACTTACCAAGCAGGTCTGGGTACATCTTTGCTAAGCGTGGGAGTAATACCATTAGAGTAGCTACTGTATTTGCAATAGTCTCCGACTTACCTGACTGACGCGCTGCAAGCGCTGTTACTTCTTCACCGTCGTTAATTAACACGGACTCAATAACACGCCGAGCCAAAGGCATTTGGTATGGGTGAAGCTCATGCCCAACAAGGGCTGTCATAAACTGGATGCATCTATCTACAAGTTTTTTAACAAATTCTTTAGAGAGCTCGTCAAGCTCTTCAATCTCTTCTTCAGGCGCTAAGTCTTCGTCCTCATCGGGGAAGAACTCTTCGTCGTCTAATTCTGTATCCATATCGCCCTTAGTTTAGGTGAAAAACAAAAAGCCTGGGCGTTTAAACCCAGGGCCTTTTGGTGCCATCACGGGAAGAGGAAGAGAGGCAGCATAAGTGTAACACAATTGTCGACAAAACGACTTATTGGCGAGTCGTTCTACTCTTTAACTCATTGACTACTGCGTGTAAGGCTTCAGCGCCAAGTAGAGCTTCTTCTAAAAACACAGACTCTCTTTGTTTTGCGTAAGCAGACATGCATCTTCCAACTTCATAAGTGGCTTGCTCAGCCCACTGCTCAAGCTCCATAGTAGGTATCTTGGCAACCCGCTTAGATACCTTCTCAGAAAAGGGCTTTACCCATATCTCTTTCTTTCTAAAAAGATTCATCAAATAAACCGTCCTCTGGTTTCCAAGCTACTCTAGCCTTCATAGCGCCAGATAGTATCTCATCAATCTTGTCTTCGTCATCCCACCCAATATCTGGACGACTTACCCATACACCTAAATAAAACCCTGGGTGTGTAAATGGAGCACGAAAGACTAAGCACTTACCTTTACGGTAAGGCATTTCAGTTTCTTGTGTAGTTCCTACCTCAATAATAGGAAAAGCTTTCTTATGCCAGTAGCGTAGTTTTCCGCCGTATAGTGGTCCGTATGATTTCAAAGCTACTCCCGAGGGCTGAATAAGTAGTCGTCTAGTGTTGGAAAGTTACCCTGCTGGACCCTGCTTGCAATAGAAGCTGTGTAATTAAGGCGCTCTTTAGTTCCAGCAGAAAGCGCATCTACGTCAGCCGCGTGATGAGATGAGCAAGCTGCCTCAATAACAGGAAGGTAGTCGTTAGTTGATGGGCTGTTCTTAAGGCCCAACCATACATTTGATTCAACATCGTTGTACTGCCACCACGCGCCACTGCGCATAATTATTACTAATGTTTTTGTGTTGGAGTTGTAAGAAATAGTGTAAGCACGTGGGCGCTTAGGGTTAGCTGTAGGCGCATTATGGACCTCAAGCCCTGCTTCTGAAACGTCATTAGGGATTGATATGTCCCAATCGCTAACATCAGAGGTAGCGCCAGTTGAGGCTTCAAAATCGCTTTCAATGTCCCAGTTAACCTGACGGTCAACTGTATTGGCGTTTCTTTGTTTATTAGCTTGAACAGCCTCGTCAAGGCGTTGCTTCATAAGCGCGTTAAGGTCTTTTTTAGCCATTAGTCCTCGCAGATATGGTTTTCGGTTTCAGTCTCTAAAACTCTTACTAAACATAGAGCACATCGTAGGTACCTAGGTGGAGTAAAGTTATTTTGAGCAGTAGCTCCTAAGGGAAAGTTCCCACCATCTTCAGCGTACTCAGGAGAATAGTTATCTAATATCTCTGGCTCTTGAAAAAGTTCACGTGGAAACGGCCCCTTAGGGTTTACCGCCATTGAAGGTACGGGGTGTACCTGTATTGCTTGTTTTTTACTTATCCTCATCAGAGACAGGGGCTTCCGTTTCTTCAGCAGAGACAGGTTGGGCCTCTTCAACAGGAACAGAAGTTTTCTTTGATGTCTTAGACTTAGCCTCTACCGATTCTGGAAGGGGAAAGTGTCCAGCAGCTGCGCGGTCGTGTTGCCAGACTGGCAAACAAGATGAGCAGTAGTTGACAGGATTAGTTCCTGGGTCGTTTACACAGTAAACGGCAGGTGACTCACAGTTATCGCATTTCATATTTATACCTCCTACAGAAAGTGTACAGCAAAAAGGGGGCGGGTGTACCCCGCCCCCCTATTCAAATTTACTTCTTTACTTCTTCTTTGCTGCCTTCTTAGCAGTCTTAGCTGCTTCCTTAGCTAGCACATCGCCTACAAGCTTTGAGACCACGCCAAATGCTGGGTCCTTAGGGTTGATTGCACGAATGGCTACTGGGAGTGTTGAGGCGAGCGCTGCGATGATAATTGACTTTACATCGTGGTTACCTGTTGCGTATACAGCAGTTGCTGCTGCAAGAAATGAACGGCCGTATGATGCCGCCATTGCTTTAATTTGATTGGTGTTCATTATTCTCCTTCTTCTACATGTTGGTCGAAGCGACCTTCAAGTCTTGCCAATGATACACGAACCTCGGTCATGTCCAAGCCGATTTTGTTAATCGCGTCGCGCATTGAGGAGCCGCCGTTTGGCTTAAGTTCTGCTAGGTAGTGTTTGATAGTCCACTTGATACCAAGGATAGTTACGCCGCCAACTCCAAGAATAACGGAGGTAAACGCGGCCCAGTCAGATATGCTCATATCGCTGCCAATCATAAGTTAGGTGATTTGTCAAGAGCGATAATGTTATCCGTATGTTAACCCGATGTATAAACTATACGCATTTACTATTAGATTTGTCATATTAAATTAAATATTTTATTTAATCTTAGTTCGCCTTGACACGGCTCGTAACGCCCGTGCTATGGTTAAACCTGACAAAGCCACCCACAAGGTGGCTTTTGCCAACTGAGAGGAGCAGAAATGCTTAATATCAGAATTAATCTAACGATTAATCTAAAGAAGACGGGAGCCGCTTTAGTTGCAGGTATGTTGATGTTAACACACCTAGTATCTCCAGCGTACGCCCTAAAAACAGAGACGGCCGTAAACGAAAAAGTCGTTACCGTCTCGTTGACTCACCTAAAGGTGCAGACAACAAAATCAGCAGCCGAGAAAGCCTTGGCAAGTGACACCGTCAAATACTTTGACGCTGAAGCGCTCGCTTTTCTAACGGTCTATACACAGGACTGGAAGATTAGCGAATGGCAGTGTCTCCGTGAAATATGGATGAAAGAAAGCCATTTCAACCCAAAGGCTGAAAACAAGTCTTCGGGTGCTTACGGAATCGCACAGTTCATGCCCTCTACTTGGGGCAACTACAAGGTCACCAAGACCGCCGAAGCACGACTACAGATAAAATATGGGCTACGTTATATCCTAAAACGATACGGAGATGAGAATGACCCAAACGGCGCATGCAATGCGTGGAGATTCTGGCAAGAGAACAAGTGGTACTGATGCCCCATTCTTTGATGGAACTCAGCCCTGTAGAGAAATAGGTTCAGAACTATTCTTTCCAGAGGACGCGGCCGAAGCCCTAAAGCTGAAAGCACTCGTCAAACCAATATGCCGTTCATGCCAGTTTAGCTCCCCTTGCCTAGAGTGGGCCTTGGAGAACTATGAAGTTGGAATCTGGGCTGGAACCACCGACTCAGAGAGACAGAGAATTAGACGTAAAAATAAAAGTTAAACAAAAAAGCCCCCGCGTGAGCGGGGGCTTTTCTGCTTATCGGGTAATTAATTATGCCCAAGATGTCATTGTGATTGTAGCTGATAGAGCTGTTGAAGCTGCACCTGCTGCAACTGACTGAGTCTTTACTGTTCCTGTAGCACCAGTTAGCGCTGTTCCAGGTGTGATAGCGCCAGTGTTGGCAACTGTCCATCCTGAACCTGCAATAACAAGTGTGCTTCCTGAACCACCAGTTACAGTCCAAGTACCAACAAGTGCTGCTGGG